AGTTGTGCTTGAAGCGTCTGCATTTGTAGCAGCTGAATAGCTTACTGTAGTTATTGCTGGACTTACAGGAGCAATTGCAGATATAGATAAATCACTTACATTCAATGCTGATACAGATGAATGCTTAGCGTTCATTAATCTTGCTATTGCATTTCTTGAAGCATATAACACTACAGCATTTGTTGCTTCTTTTGGAAAATTGTCTATTGTAGAATCTGTAGCTGCTATTGTAAAGTCTTCATTAATTTTTACTAGCTTACTATCATTTGAAGATGCACTTGCTGGTAATGTATAAATTCTTTTGTTTTCTAAATAATATGCTGGGTCAGAGCTTGTAGCAAATTCCATATAGTTAGAATCTGATGCTCTACCAGATTGACTAGCATGGATTTCTCTACAAGGCATTAGCACATCACTATTATTTTCGTCTTTTCTTAAAACGTGTAATATTTTAGTATCTTCTATGCCTTGAAAACTTGTAAACTCTTGTATTTCAGACATTCTATCTAATAAAGCCATAGGTAAAACATCAATGATTTCTCTAGCACCAGCAACAAGCCAGTCTGCTATAGCAACATCGTCAGTACTACCAAAGCCTGTTAAATCATCTATTCTTGTTTTGAAATCAGCCATTACTTACCTTGTCCTCTATATTTTTTCTTATAATGTTTACTACTCATCTTATTTCCAAACTTTGTATTTACGCTCATACCTTGTCTTGTTTTCTTTTTTCCGTTGCTATGTCTAGCTTGTGGTCCAAAACTTGGTCTTGCCATTATGCTCTCTTCTTTCCATTTCTTTTTCTAGCAAATGTTCGCACATTTGTAGGCTTTCCCCCTACTCCTTGCTTTTTTGCTCTCTTTCTTCTTACAGCACTCTTTTTTTGTGAGGCTGTCATACTTGCTGCTTTAGAAGCTGGTACACACTTAGGATACTTTCTTTTACTACCTTTAGCAGATTTACGACCACACTTCTTGTGTCCACCACCTTTTTTCTTAGAACCTATATCTACCCAGTTCTCACTAAACCACTTTCTAAGTCCACCTCTGTACGCCATTAATATTTACCACCACGCTTTTTATACTCTCTAACTAACCATGCGTTAGCATAAGCTGAAGGGTAAACATCAAACTTGCGTTTAGCAGCTGATTTTACCCTTGAGTATAAAGCTTTATTTTTAGGAGTAGGCTTACTACTTCTTTTTCTTTTTGTTGACTTTCTTTTTTTTCTTGCCATACTTCTTTTTAGTTACTGTCTTTGCGTACATTTTATGTCCCTATAATTTACTTCCACTTAATAAGTGAGTTTATCTTCTTTTCTCTATCTTTCGCATTTTTTTTCTGCGTCTCTTTTATATGGTCTCCCATATTCTTAGAGCCAAAACTAATTTGGTCTTTTCTAATAGCTGTAGCCATAGGAGTATCTCTTACAACAAACTGTGTACTCCACTTTGATGGATGTGCACGTTTACCACAAGAAGAACAGTTAAACATACCTTCTGGGTTTGGTGTACTACAATGTTGACAATTCATCTATTAAGTATATAAAATTATGTATGCCACTCTTGTTGCATCAAGCTTTACTGCCTCTGTTGATACAATAGTATTATCAGAAAGAGTTGCTACAAATGTTTTAATATCATTTGCTAATGAACCAGACTGACTGTCTGCTTTTACACTTAAGTCATTAATAATAATCTTTACATTAGCTCCACTATAATCTGCCATTTTATTCTCCTGTTATTTTAAAATTCTTTTAAGCTTTTGGGAGAGCGTTTAAACGCCCTCCCCAGTAGCTTAGACTGTTGTATTATGATATAGTAATATGTGCTACATCATGTGCTACAGCTTTTGCAAAGAAATTTACTCCGTTGCAAAATAATTCAACTGTGTCACCTAATTCAGCACCACTAATAAATACGATTTCATCAACTGCTGTTGAATCTGTAGAATTACCAGTTCCACCATCTGCTCCAACTGTCATACCAATAATGGTATCTTCAGCTGTATCATTAGCGATAGTTACTGCGTTTGCAGCTTTTACTGATAAAACTAGCTTAGCATTCCAACCAGCACCTGCTGTAGCTGCTAAAGGTAAAGTAATCTCATAGGCAGATGCCTGATTGATTCCGAATACTTTTCCTGAGTCAGCTGCAGTTAAAGTTCTAGCTGCTGCAATCTCTTCGTATTTTAGTTTGAAGTCACTAACACCACTATTTTGTTCTAAATATGCATTTCTAGCCATGTTATACTCCTTCCACGTTGATTAAGTAATGAGATTCTGGTAAGCATACCTCAAGACCTGCTTCTGTTAGAATCATGTCTTTTCTCAAGTCTTCATCTGCACTTTGTACATTTGTCATAACTTGAGTATCTCTATTAATACCGTTACCAACTAATGGTCTGTAATATAATTTACTCATATCAGCCATCATCATTAATCCAGATGAGTGTCCTCTAAACAATGGTTCTTTAACCATGTATACAGAACCGTGGATAGTGTTGATTTCCATTAACTGGTGACCAAACTGTCCTGATAGTTCATCCATGTTTAATCTGTACTGTGAGCCGTTTGTTGAGTTTTCAGCAAATCCTGCTCCACCCATTTTGTTGAAGTAAGAAATAACTGGTAGAGAAGCTAATGCTAATCTTTCGTTACTTCCACCTCTTGCTGGGTCAAATAGTACTTCAAAGTCACCTAATAGTGCATCATAAGTTAATTCAGCTGGAGCATAAGTTTTAGCGTATGCTTTACCTGATTCATATTCTAAAGCTGCATCTCCAGCTTTAAAAGTACTGTTTTTAATGATGTGTCCTACTAGACCTTCTGAATATTGAATACCATCTACTCTTGCTTTTTGATTAAAAAGCATAGCTCTTTCAATATCGATTTTGTGTTCTCTCATTTTCATAGCTAACACTCTTTCAAATTCGTTTGAATATCCACGAAGTTGAGTTGCGTATGCAGTGTTTGTAACCTCAGCAGCAGTTTTGAAGATTTGAGTATATCCAAATCCATCGTCAATGCTTTCTGAGAATACGTCTGGAGAACCAGAACCTTCTGCGTATGCTGAACCGATTACTTGACATCTGTCTTCGTCGGCTATGCTGTTTGAACCAGACGCACCTGATACAGAAATACATTTAGCTGTAAAAGAAGAATCTGCACCATTATCTGATACTGCTGATTCTACTCTTAAGATTGCATTTCCATAACCTGCTGTGTCTGCTAATCCAACAGTTCTCACTGCAACTACCATTCCTTTTACTAGGAAGTCTACAGATGCCCCACCTGATGTAGCTGTTTCCACAGTTACATTATAGTTAGTACCTGCTACTACAGTGCCTACAGCTCCTTTAATGAAGAACTCTCTACTTGTATAACTAATCTTTGACCTATCTTCAAGATAACGGAACAAAGAGTCGTCAGTAGGAAGTTTAGCTGTTTTTGATAAGTACACGAAGAATGGTGATTCTTCAGGTGCTAATTCAGCGATTCTATCACTGAAGTTAAACAGTCTTCTTTGGTCAGGAGCAACACCAGTGCCTACTGCACCAGTTGCTGTAGTGGAAGCAGTAAGATTACTTGCTTTAAGTTGTCCACTTGTTATTGCCATTTTATTTCCCCTTTACGATTTTATTTTTTAATATTGCCACGTATAGAATTAGGGTTACCTGCTTTCATAATATTGGACCACATATTGTCCTCATCAGATTTCTTAGGAGGTTGTCCACCTTGAACTAGTCCAGCTGATTTTGGTCGTTGTTGTGTTCGCTTTACGCTTTCAATATTCTGATTTAACTGTGGTAAACCATTTTTATTTGTATTCCATACATTGAACAATGTGTCTAGAGGTAGTTGGTCTTTAGGTTTTGTTACAAACTCTACAAACTCTTCTGCATCACTATTAGATAGCTTAAACTCTGACTGTGCTCTCATTCTAAGAGAATCAACTTGACGTTGTGCCTCTAAGCGACCCATATAGTCACTCATTCTAGAACTTACAGCGTCATCAATTTCTTGCTGTCTTAATGCATAGGATTTACTGTTTGGGTTTGTATACGCATCCCAAGGATTAAACTCCTCTTCATTTATCTTTATTTCTTTGTCCTGTCCTTTACCCCCTGTTAAGTGGCTTCTAACAACGTCTACCAGTTCAGGATTATCCTGAAATAGCTTTGCTACTGGTTTTACCTTGTCTAACTCAGCCTGAGCTTTGTCATACATAGACTGGAATTTACGTACATCATCTTCTTGTGGTACGTCGGAACTCAAATCCTGTTGACTCTCTGGCTCACTTATAACATTATTTTCAGAAGTTTCAGAACCTTCTAAAGTTTCATTTTCATTTATATATTCGTCACTCATTTTATTTCCCTTCGATGTGCTGTTTATTGTTCACCAATATCTTCTGACAGTAATGAATTTATTCCAGCCTGCACCTGTTGTTCTTCTTGACGTTTGCTTCTTTCTGTATTTACCTTCTGTTGAGCCTTTGCCCCAGTAACCACTTTATTCAGGTCAGTCTTAAATTTCTGAACCTCAACACGTTTTCTGTCAGACATAGACTCTCTCTGGGCAGTCTGTAAATCTCCAGAAAGAACTTTTATTTGGTCTTGTAATTGAGCTATGACTTGCTGTGCTCTCTGAATTTCTCCAGTACGCTGCAAGACACCTTCTTTGTCAAAGATTTCCGATTTCTTTAACGCTTCAGTTCTGTCAATTAACCCTAGCTGAAATGCTTCTAAATACATTTGATATTCAGCGTGCTTGTTATTTGGCATTGTTGAGCCAGATACAACACGAACATCAAACTGTCCAGAAGTAATATCATTTTCTATTTTGACCAATTCTTTTGTTTTATCATCATACATTCTATTGTTAATAGCAAATTGTGTTATGTCATTATTAGGTTGTACAATTCTAAACTTCTTCTCAAATGTGTAATGTTCTTTAGACATTTGATATAAAACTTTCCCAAGTTGCTGTAATCCCATTTCTATGTCACGCAACTTAGAAGCACCACGACCTTCTCCCATTTGTGCTAACAACATTGTTCCACGAACACTGCTTGGAGCACCTTCTTTAAATCCTTGTAATAACTCTGGAACACCAAAGTTTAAATCAATATAACGCTCTACTTGATTGATAAGAGCATAGAACTGACTTGTCAAAGGTTGTGGAGAAGGAAAATGTGGTTCTCCAAAACTTGGGTCGTATTCAATTACAGCATTAGGATTAGCCCAATCTTTCTCAAGTTGTGAAATACTTTCCACACTTCCTTGTGGTACTAATAGTTTTAGACCAGCAGAAGTTTGAGCATGAGATAATGCAAGAGAGAATAGCTTATTCAGCAATCTTTGCATATCTTTAACTTTATTCACATCTGATTTAGGATATGGCGTATTAGTCCATATATTTGGTATAGGAACGATAGGATAAGTATCAGTGTCCAATATAGTTTCATATAAAAGGACTTGCCCTAATGATGCTGTAACTTTAATTCTTGTTTGTGGTATTTCTACAAAAGCGTATGTATTATTGTTAAACTGAACTTCATTTTCAGCAGCAAATATCTGAAACGCTTCTTGACTCATAATTGATTCAGTATTGTTTTGTTGGTCGGCTACTCTGTAGTATGGAACTCTAACTTTGCTGAAACGTTCAATAATACGATAACGTTGTGCTATTGTACTTTCATAATCTTTATCTTCTACTTCAGCAGGAGTAAACACGTTTTGTGAGTTCTTTTGCTGAGAGTCAGGGTAATCATCATAATAATCAGACATATTGTGTGTTTCAATATTAGGTAGAAACTCTTCTACGTCTGGGTATAAATCTAATAATTGTTCTTTGGTTAGTATTGTAGACAATAAAATATTTGCAGCATCTTTAAAATACCTGTCTCTAGAAGCAGGGTCTACGTACACTCTAAATGGATTTACGTGTGTGAACATTACTTCACCTCTACCATAATCTGCTTCTGGCTCTATATAAGCATAAAAGTAACCAATACCAGCAGTAGCATAATCGTGTACAGCTTGTTTGAAGTGATGCTGCCCATCGGATATATCATAGATATATTCTAATAACGTTCTCCACACATTTGCTAATTTTGTGTCTGAATCTTCTCTAGCAGTAACACCAAACTTTACAGGTCGTGATGTCATTAATGATTTTAACTTATCAATGGCTGCGTAAATTCTGTCAATCGTAAAGTCAGCTTGACCAATAGATTGTAATATTTCTGATTCTTCAGCTGTATAATGATTACCTAAAGTAAAATCAATCGCATCTCTAGCTTCTACATCCCAATCTCTTCTTGCTTCAGCGTATCGTTGAAAAATCTCTCTATTTTCTCTTGCTTTAGAATCTTCTTGAATTTTTGACATTATTTAACCTTCATTTGTTGTCTGCGTTTTCTATCTTCCTTGATAGCTTTTTCTTGTTTCATTACGCCTCTTGATGGTACATAGTCTACTTTGCCTGCATCTCTTTGAGCATTATACTGCTGTCTTCTTTCGTTTTCAGATTTAACAGTAAATCTCTTCATAAAGTCTTTTGTTTTTTTATTGGTAAAATTGTAAAGTCTTCTACCTAAACCTTGTGTATCTATTTTCATGCTTTCTCCATATATGGTTTTAAAAACTCATTATAAAATTCTTTATTTCTACCAAGCTTTTGTCTTTTACCCTCTGTATCTACAAACACTCTCTCATACTGCTTAAAGCCTGGTCTACCTGGGTCATCCTCTATTGCACCTTCAACATTGTTTTTCATTAAATGTTTTGCAGTAGTTGGGAACTTTTTTAATCCTCCCAAGTTAAAACAGAAGTCAGCTAAGGCGTATTTCAGCCTATCGTCTACTTTAGTCCATTTTTCATTCTTGCTAAGGCAGTAGTTCTTTGCTTTTAATAAAGATACTTGTGCTTCATGCCATAGGAGGTCTTCTACCTCTTTTTCACTTAAACCTGTTTTTTCAAATGTATTCTGTTCTTCAAGCGTTTTTAGCTTGTATCCATACCCAATAGTTTTTAATCCACCTTCAGGTGAATCGTATGGAAAAAATTTGTCCCCTACTTTGTTTGCGTACCCTTCTACCCTTTTTAAGTAGCCTAGGTAATCTTCTATTTTATATTCAGATACCATAACCCTCTGTAATTTAAAACAGCCCAATGGTCGAAATCTCATATTTTTAATCCTGTCATCCAATTTATTTTTGTACGTGCTTGCGTAGGAAAATCATCAGGTCTTTCGTACTCATCGTTTTGAATAGCTTTACTTCTAGGAGGCTTTGCAAAGAAATCTGCATAATACAATCCATCAAGCAAGTCATCATGCTTTCCTTTAGGAAATTCAAAGATTTCATCTATTAGCTCAGAGTGTTCTTTTCGTATGTAAAGCTTCTTAGAATTGATAACACTACCCAAGGACATCTCTAGCCTGTCTTCTTTTTTTATACCATGTGGAGGTCTTACCCCCTTGTTAATACCAGGAAGTAGTCTTTTTTCTTTTCTAGCCATACGTTCTACCATATCTCTTACCATTTCCTGTGCACCTACTGTTTCTACAGCACATCTACGTATCGGTGAATATTTTCTTGCCATCTTTAGTATTTGCTCTGGCATATCAAATGCTGGTATCTTATCATGGTAATAGTCTATAACATATCTATTTTTGTTTGCATCTATTCCCATCACTACAATTACTTGGTAGTCTGATGTACTTGATGCCGTATGTGCTAAGTCTACTCCCATATATGTGTAAATAGGTATCATTTCTTTTTCATCTTTCAGATAAGTAAACTGTCCATCTGTGTGGAAGTCATAACTATGGTAGTGTATATTATCCATTTTAAAAGAAGCAGAAGCAGCATCTCTAGCGTCGTTTAAATATTCTTGAGCGAACTTGTCAATTTTCCCTGCTTCTATGTATTCTTGTCTTTTCTGATTAAGTTTAGAGAGAGGAAACTGTTCTTCCCATGCAGGCTTTCCATCTTCAATAGCTCTAATAAAGGTTAAATCCCATGGGTATTTCTTTTTCTTTTTGTCTGCATCTTTCCATCCATCTACAATATTCTGTAAGAATGCGTCATAATGTACAATCGTTCCTGATAACCATATCCACCCTTCTTTTCCAGGGCTTTCTTCTAGTGATGGGTATACTGTAGATACAATCCATTGTTTAATCTCATCTCTACGTATAGCAGTCTTTGTGTTTAACTCTGATTCAAAGTCATCTAAGATAATACCAGTATATCGTGTATCTACCTCTGCACGCCCTCTTAGACGCTGTGAAGTACCTTTAGCTATAATACGATGCCCTTTTGTCGTTATAAGGTCTTTTTCGGTCCATCTCTTGCCTTCATCACCACCACATAGATTTCCAAAGTAGTGTCGTATAGCTTGATTTGTTTCTAAATGTGAACGTATATACTTTACGTGGTCAATAGACTGACCCTGTTCTTCAGCTACCCACGCCATAAACATAGACTGGTCTTGTGGAGTATAGCATAGTTTATGCATTATAGCAGCTTTCATTAATACTGATTTTCCAAAACCTCTTGGAAGCACATTACAGATACGTGCTCCAGGTTTTGTACTAATTAATTTTTTACCAAGGTCATAATGAAAAGGAGGTGATGCTGATTTATGTAAAAAATCATTTGGTAAAAATAACTTACCAAACAGTATTAAATCCTTAGAAGCTTTATGTAACAGCTTCTCCTTATCAGATATACTAAGCTTTTCCATTGTTTTCAATAAACTCCTTGCTAAATGCTATTAAATCCATATCTTCGTCATACGTACAAAGACAGGCACAATCAACAGTAATGTATTTATCCATAGGTATATCCATGATAGTATTCAACAAAAAGTCACTATACGTTATCGGCGACTTCTGAACCTTCACTTTCCTCTCGCACATCTGGCAGTTCAAAAACTTCTCGTTCTTGGCTCGCAATTTTTTTGACATCTTTCCCCTCCAATGCTGCTAGTTGTTCAGGGCTAAAACCTTTAAACAATGCAATAGATTCTGTTTTCTGTTCTTTTTTACCTAATAGACCTGATATTTCCATTAGCATCTTTAGCGACGAAATCTTATCGCTATCTCTGGCTTCAATATTATCAACAATCTCTTTTGTCTTTAATAATAGATATTCAGGGGTAATCTCTGTTTTATCTAATATCTTTTGTATTTCTTTATCAATCAATGTTTGCATCCTTTCTGTTTTCAACAACATACTACTTTGCTCTTTTATATATTGTTCTGACTTAGCTTGAGGATAAGCTCGTTTAAACGAGTCTATCACTCCGTCGCCTTTCGCAATATACTTAGCAAATAAAAATTCTTTCTTTGTAGGCTTTTCTCTTTCTTTAAATACTGTATTAGAGTTCTTACCACTAAACTTGTAAATACTCTCTCTTAGTTCGCCTTCCATTTTTACGGTAGGAGCACAGTTAAACATACCAATCGCAGTGCGTACGTAACGTTCGTTGTTGATTGTCCCACGCTCTAGCACCTCACAAACCTGCCCATCATCTGTTAAGGTCCATGAGCCTATAGGGGCATTCCTCCACTCGGTTAGCACGTCTTGTAATGGCATAGCCTGCCTGAGCTCGTTGATATTGTCGTATACAAAGTGCTCCTTACCTTTTATAGTTCTTTGTTTCATTTACGGTGAACGATGTATTCTGGGTCTTTATCACTTAATCTGATTTCTACCCATCCTTTTGTTTGTGGTTCAAACATAGCATAGCGTGCATATTCAGCATATCCTATAAAAGAACCTCCACGCACGAACCATTGTCTCTTTACTTCTTCGCTATCTTGCATAATTTCAAAAGAATCTACTGGTTTGGCGTATAATTGATGGTTATGTCCCAAATAATACATATCAGCGTCTGGAAAGATGTTTCTAAGCCTAATTAGCTCCATATCTCCGTTTTTAGCACCACTTTTACCATGTCCACTTGCAAATGTGAAGCGATTATGCTTGTAATTAATCACTGCATACCCTGGAAATGGGTAATATGGTACTTCAAGGTCGTCACATAGCACACGAATTATATCAATTCCTGCTAATCTCACAGAACGGAGCGTATCATGGTTACCACCACGTAAAAACACACACTTATTCATGATAGGTCGTATCATTTTTACAAATTGAGCGTACTGTTCGTTGTTATCAAACAGCTGGTCGCCTTCTGGTATATGATAATTAGGTGGAATAAACTCCAACATATCACCATTTCCAAACCAAAGTGCATTTGGGTCATCTTTTATCATTTCTACTGCTTTTAGAAATAGACTTCTATCAAATACCTTACTCCCTACATGGATGTCAGTAAGACAATGTAGGTTTACTTTTGACTTTTTTGTATTGTGTTCTAATATTTTACCTGGATTAATCATTTCTTTCTCCGTTTTCTGAGTCATACTGTTTGCTGTACATCGTATGGCTCAATAGTATTACGCTATAATTTATTAAATCTAGCATTGTGTCTTCTACCTTTTCTTCAGCAACAGCTCTTTCTCCGTCTTTCTTCAATAGATTAGATATTCTAGCTATTTTATCAGAGATACGAACAAGAATGCCAGTTGATGTATCACATATCTTCAAGGCTTCTACCATTTCAAAGTTAGAAAACGGTTCTTGCACTTGTGCATAGTCTGTATTCTTATCGTCGCATAGCTCTTTTGCTTTTTTTATTATTGCATCATAGTTTGGAATCATACTTTCCTCCTGCTTTTTTCCATAAATAGTCACCAAAACCCATTTGGTATAAACTATTTGCTAATACTTGTACTTGTGTTTCTGTCATGTCTAAACTGCTTCCATGTGTTATCCCATGTAATACTTCATGAATTAATACTTCTAGCAGCTTACTGTCTTTCATATCATGTTCTAATACTATTTCACAATTACGCATAGATATTGCTCCTAGTATTTCTGAGTCCATAGACCCTAGGTCTACTTTCGCACCAGATATAAACCTAATACTATATTCATGACCGTTTATAGGAAGCATCATTGTTTTACTTTTTAGCTTCTTTAGCTTTTTCATTCTTAGCTCCCTCAATTTGGTCTAGTAAATATTTATTAAATTTTTTCGTATCTTTCTTCATTTCTATATATTTATTAATGACTGATTCTAGTAACATTGTTTTTTCAGTCAACTTAAACATATTATCTCTTAAGAGGGCTATGTGATATATTAGTTCTTTTTTACTTGGTTTCTTTGGTTTTTTTATTGGCATCTTTCTTATCCTTTCTAAAGATTTTATCCCAGCGTTTGTCGTATTCTTTTCTAGATATAGAGGTAGGTCTTGGTTTATCCCCTTTACCTGCTCCATTTGGTCCTTTGAACATATAAGAGCTTAATACCATAGATTGGAAAAAGTCAAGAAAAAAATTATAATATATTTTTAAGTCTTAGCATCTTTGTACTTGACATCAGGCG